TGGCAAATATGTTGATGAGATGAAAACAACATATATTTACCAAGACGGAAATCTTGTTGAAAAATCTAAGAGTGCAAAAGCAAACAGTGTGAATATCATGCGTGATATTGAGCCTTATCAGAATATGAAAGATAGAGGTTGGATAACATCAAGATCACAGCACAGAGAGTTTTTGCGTAAAAATAACTTTGTAGAAATAGGGAATGAACAAAATCATTTATTAAAATGAACGAAACACAATCACTTGATAACACTCAAGATACTGCACCAGAAAGTCCAGTATCTCAGCAGCCAGTATCAGAGACAGTAGCAGAAACACTAAGCAGAAGTCTGGCTGAATTACAACCACAAGAACAGAAAGAGGATGACAATGTTCAGCAAGATCAAGAAAATGATAATGAAACTGATCCAGAGGTTTCAGAAGAAGACAGCAACTCTGTCGAAGATGGAGATTCTGGAGACACAGAAGAAACAGAAAGTGAAACCAGTGCAGAAGAAGAAGGGAAGACCGAAGAAAAATTAGAAGCCCCACAACACTGGTCAAAAGAAATTAAAGAAGATTTTAACCAGCTACCCTTAAAGTCTCAGCAACTATTTTTAAAGAGACACAATCAGATGGAAGCTGATTACACAAAGAAAACTCAAGCCCTGTCTAAATTTAGAAACAGACAGGAGGAGGTAACAAAGATTATTAGTCCATTCATGGGAGACTTTGAAAGGGCTGGTATAGATGAGGTCGGTGCAATAAGACAACTTTTTGCAGCACATGATTATTTAAAAAAAGATCCCAAACAAGCAATAGCATGGTTAGCTACCAATTATGGGGTTGATTTATCAGCAGTCAATGATGACACAGCCGAAGATGATTATACTGACCCAGAAGTAAAAAACTTGAAACAGCAATTAGCCCAGTTACAAGGATATTTACAACATCAACAAAATCAACAGATGCAAAGTGAGCAGCAGAGCACTCAATCCATGATTGACCAATTTGCAAACGAGAAAGATGAAACTGGTACTTTAAAACATCCACACTTTCCAGAAGTAAGGCAGGTGATGGGAGTTTTAATTCAGTCTCAAAAGGCTAAAGACTTACCATCTGCTTATGAAATGGCTGTTTATGCAGATCCAAACTTGAGAAAAACTATGATTGATACTCAAGTTAAGAAAGCAAGTAAAAGCCAGGTAAAAACAGAAGCAGTGCAAAAAGCCAAAAAAACTCAAAGGTCAACAGTAAGAGGTAGTGCAACACCAGCAGAGCAAAAACTTCCAGGCAATCTTTCGATTAGAGAAACAATACAACAATCAATAAATCAACTACAACAAGGAAGGTAGGTAAGATATGGCAAGTCCAAATCTTTCAGAGATTGTTACAACCACTCTGCGAAACAGATCAAGACAGTTAGCAGATAATGTTAGCAATCACAATGCCCTTCTCCGTAGATTGCGTGAGAATGGTAATCAAACTACTGTAACAGGTAGAGATATTGTTCGTGAGTTGGAATATGCTGATAATGGTACAGTGCAGTTTTACTCTGGGTATGAAACCTTAGATGTATCTCCAGCAGATGTATTAAGTGCAGCAGTTTTTGACTACAAACAATTAGCTGGAAATGTAACAATTTCTGGTTTAGAGCAAATCAAGAACTCTGGCGAACAGGCAATCATTAATTTACTTGAAGCTAGAATTAATGTCTTAGAAAAGTCTATGATGAATAGTTTATCAACTTCATTATATTCTGATGGCACTGGTTCAGATGGTAAAGAGGTGGGTGGTCTTCAGCTACTTGTCGCAGATGGTGGCACAGGAACAGTAGGTGGAATTAACAGTTCTACTTTTACATTCTTTCAGAATGTCCAAACCACAGCAACAAGTTCTGCTTTCAGTACAGCTAATGTTCAGTCAGATATGAATAATATCTACTTACAATTAGTTAGAGGTGCAGATAGCCCAGACTTGATTATGGCAGGAACAAATGCTTATAAAGCATTCTTAGGTTCATTGCAGGCAATACAAAGAATTACATCAGATGATTTAGCAAACTCTGGATTTACTTCAGTGCAGTATCTAAATTCAGATGTTGTTTTTGACAGTGCTTGTAACACCAACAGAATGTATTTCTTAAATACTGATTATCTCAGACTTGAGGTAGCAGCATCAAGAAACTTTGTCCCAGGTGAAGCAAAAATGAGTGTCAACCAAGATGCAATGGTAACTCCAATGTTCTGGTCTGGCAATCTTACAGTTTCTAACAGAGCCCTCCAGGGCGTAATCCACACATAATAGAAAGGGGTAATAAAAATGGCTTATGTCACAGTAATGGGTATAGACCCAACAGAAGTTCATAGCACTCCAGAATTTATGCTTGGACAGCTAGGAGCAGTAGTAGCGAGTAACGCAACAAAAGTTTATAAATATGTTCAGTATGATACTGGTGCTGGTTCAGTCGCAGCAGCTAGTGGTAATGCAGCATATTACTATACTTTAGATGGCTATAAACTCAATCAAGTCACTTCTGATTTATCAGACTCAGTAGAGATTGGTGCAGGTATTCTGCAATCAGCACCTACTGATGGACAATATTGTTGGATACAAATAAAAGGTCCTGCAACCATGGCAGCAGCTTTAACTGCTGGTGCAGATGGTGACCCTTTAACTCCAACAGGTAGTTCTGATGGTAAATTAGATGTTTCATCAAGTGCAACAGATAATATCTGTGCAATTGCAGGGGATATTTCAGATAAAGAAATTATCTGCACTTTCCCAGAATAATCTATCAAGGGTGGTGTAAAAGCCACCCTTACTTTTGGAGGATACATGAAAGTAAAACCCCAGTTTTATGAAAGAGAATTTAACGGACAGATGAAAGATTTTGTTCGTATATCAGTTACAGGTAATCGAGATATTTTTGAAGCACCTGTAAGACCAGAGGATTTATCAAGGTTTCCAGAAGAATGGGAAAACTACAAAAAATCCAAAGGTCAGAAGAAAAAAAAGGGTTCACCACTCACTGATATACCAGGTATGTCAGAGCCAAGAAGAGTTGAACTTGAACTTGCAGAAATAGAAACAGTTGAAGATTTAGCCCTTGCAGAAATGGAAAAACTGCTTGGTTTAGGTCAGCCTTATGTTGAATTACAGAAGATTGCAAAGCTAAGTATGTCTGCAAAAAAACAAGAAACAAAACCTTTAAATTTAAGTGTAACAAATGAGTCTACTAACAATATGTCAAGCAGTCAGTGATTTTACTGGGTTTGAAAGAGAAACAAGCATAATAGGCAATACTTCTCCAACAGCCAGACAATTACTTGCTTTATGTCAAAGAGAAGGCAAACAGTTAATGAGAGCCACAAACTGGGCTATCTTAACTAAAGAACATACTTTCTCAACATCAAGTGGTACATCAAGCTATGCTTTGCCAACTGATTTTGACAGATTTGTAAGCAACACTGCTTTTAATAGAACAGATAAAGAAGCCTTTACTGGGCCATTGACACCACAGCAATATCAAGAAGATCAGAATAATGCTTTGTCTTCTGGTATTACGCAAAGGTTTAGATTAAAGGCATCTAGTAATGCTTTGAAGTTTGATATTACACCAACGCCAACTGCAACAGAAACAGTTGGTTTTGAGTATGTTTCATCTCATTGGAATCAGAAAACAGATGGCACTTCCCAAGCAACTTTCACAGTTGATACAGACATAGGTATTTTAGATGAGTTGCTCATTGAAATGGGAGTGACCTGGAGGTTTGCACAAATGCACGGATTAGATTATGCAGAACATTTTAGACAGTATCAGCTTGAGTTAAGACAGGCCATTTCAAGAGAAGGTGGCTCACCTGTTATATCACTTGATGATGCTAGAAGACTAACAGTTAGCCCATACAGTTTTAATTTGCCAGATAGTGGTTATGGTGGTGTCTAATGCTTCAAGCCTTACCATCTTCTGCTAGGTACAGAGTAAAATCTGTATCTGTACCAGCACCATTAGGAGGGTTGAATTCAAGAGATAATCTTGATGCCATGCCACCTACTGATGCAATTGTAATGAGTAACTTTTTTCCTACTGTGGAAAAGATAACAACAAGAGAAGGATATGCTTCTTTTTGCACAGGTATAGGTTCTGGAAATGTAGAAACACTTGTCAATCATAATGCAGGTGCAGATAATCAGTTACTTGCAGTTGGCTCTGATGGTGTTTTATATCAGATAGATACTGGCAGTGCAGTGAGTAAGAAAACAGGATTATCAAATGGAAGATTTCAGACTGCTGAGTTTAATGGTAACACCTTGTTTGTTAATGGAACAGATACACCTTTTGCATGGGATGGCAGCAGTGCATCTAATCTGAGTATAACATTGTCAGACAGTACATCTGCTGACACACTCAAGGGTGTTCATGTTTATAAAAACAGAGTTTATTATTTTAAAGGTACAGATCAGAACTTTTACTTTTCTGCTTCTGTAGATACTTTTCAAGGTAACTTTACAAAGTTTCCATTAGGATTAGTGGGAACATTTGGTGGTAACCTTATTCAGATTGGTACATTGACTATTGATGGTGGAGAAGGTGTTGATGATAACATTGCCTTCATTATGTCATCTGGTGAGGTACTTGTTTATTCTGGCACAAACCCAGGTTCTGCAACTGATTTTGCCTTGGTTGGTACATTTAGAATAGCAGAGCCGATTAATGAGCCTAGAGCCATTGCAAAACTCGGTGGCGATTTAGTTCTTATTACAAAAGCAGGGTACATACCTTTGTCTCTGGTTTTAAGATATGATCTGATCGGCAATGAAGCCTTGGCATTAAGTGAAAAGATAAGAGGTACAGTCATCAATCAAGTCAAGTTGACTGGCTCAACAACAGGATGGCAAATACACTTATCAGCAGATGGATCAAAATTATATTTTAATTATCCGACAGGAGATGGAACAGACCCATTCAACCAACATATATTTAACCCTATAACCAAGGCATGGTCTATATTTCAGAATATACCAGCCCATGTTTTTGCAAACTTTGCAGGCGATACCTATTTTGGAACTGCTGGTGGTAAGGTGTATAAGGTTGGAGGTTTTGCTGATCTGACAGCAGCTATAGAAGCAGATATATCATTTGCTTATAATTATTTTGGTGACAGAGGTTCTGTTAAAAGGTTTTCGTCTATAGCACCAATGCTTGAAGCATTAGGAGATATATCTTTTGATTTTGGAGTGGCAGTAGATCAACAAGCCCCTTCTGGTCTTAATTTATCACCTGGTACTTTTGCAAGTGAATTAGCAACTTGGGATGAAGCTGAATGGGATGTAGATTTATATGGTGATACAACTGGTGCAGGTATTATCCAAAAAAGAAAAGTCGTAGGAAGAATTGGAAGATCAGCATCTTTAAGAATAAAGGTATCATCTTCATCACAACAAATAAGTATTTTAAGTAGTAACTTTCATTTTATACCAGGAGGTCCATTGTAATGGCTTTTAACAGTAGTGGTACATTTTCAAGATTGTTTGATTGGACAGACGATAGGGATAATGGGATCAAAATCAGAGCAGACAGGTTTGACCAGGAACTTGATGGTTTTGCAACTGGCCTAACAACTTGCATTTTAAAAGATGGTACGCAGGCAGCAACAGCAAAAATACCTTTTGCAGTAGGTTTGAGTGTCATTGATAATCAGACCATAGTCCTCGGCACAAACTCAGATATAGCTTTACAATATGATGAAACAACGAATGATAGCTTGGATATTTCTGCCAATGTAGAAGGTGCAGCCTTAAATATAACCCTAAAAGCAGACCAAGGTGATGACAATGCAGACCAGCACAAACTGAGTATTGCAGATGGTGGCACTTTAACACTTGGAAGTAAGATTAGTGGTTCATTTGTTACGTATCTTACACATACACCAAATGCAACTGTAGCAAGTTCAACAACTGCTGTAGGTGGTAATCTTACTGTAGGTGGTGATTTAACAGTATCTGGTGATGATATTTTTATGGCTACAAATACAGCAGGTAATTTATTAATAGCAGATGGCACAAATTTTAATTCAGTTGCAGTCGGTGATCTTTCAGCAATAACAAGTGTAGCATCTGATGATGTATTAGTAGCAGTTGATACTTCTGGTGGTGGTTTGAAAAAAATTACAAGAAGTGCTTTAGTTTCTGGATTAGCAGCAGGAACAATGTCTAATATTGTAGAAGACACATCACCTCAACTCGGAGGTTCGCTTGATGTTAATGGACAGGACATTGTTTCAGTTTCAAATGGTAATATAACACTGACACCAAATGGAACTGGCCTTGTGAGGTTAGATGGTAATGTTGACATCCAAACAGGTGAGATTGTTCTTAAAAATGGTGGTTCTCAATCAAACATAAAGTTTTACTGTGAATCAAGTAATGCACACTATGCACAACTTACAGCACCTGCACATTCTGACTTTTCTGGGAATGTAACTATTACATTACCTGCAACTGCTGGAACTTTAGCCTTAACATCACAAGTACCTACTTCTGGTATATCAAGTGGCAATGTAGCAACTTTTGGCTCTGGTGTAGCAGATGATGATTTTTTAAGAGTAAATGGAACAACAATTGAGGGTAGAAGTGCATCTGAACTGGCATCTGATATCGGAGCAGCTACCACAGATGATGCAACAGCATTAGCAATCGCATTAGGATAAGGAGAAAAAATGGCTAACACATTTAAGGTAGTTTCGCATGATGTCATGCCTGCTAGTGCAGGAACACCAGAGGACTTATACACAACACCAAGCAGTACAACAACAGTTGTGATTGGATTAATAATTGCAAACATTCACACTGCTCAAGTAACCGCAAGCGTGAAACTTGTATCAGATACATCTGGTGGAGGTCGAGCAGCAACAAACACAACAACATTTTTAATTAAATCCATGCCAATACCAGTTGGTTCTGCAAAAGAAGTTCCAATAGGTGGTAAGGTGGTACTTGAAACAACAGACAAGTTACAGATTGATTGTTCTGTAGCAGATAAGGTTTCTGTTACTTTATCAATTATGGAAATCACATGATAAAAACCCCAGAGTTTCAAGGCACACATTTATGGGATAGATTGTGTTGGGCTAAAGAAAACTTAGAAGGTAGGCAGTCAGATTATCGTATTGTATGGGAAGACCCAGATAAACCAGAAGAATGTTCTAAGATCACAGTTCCAGACCCTAACTGGATGGCTTGTGCTCTTCAAGGTGGCATATTACCACCAGTAGAAGTTTACTGGGCTTTAGCAGAAGATGAAGCAAAGCCAGATTTTAAAAAACATACAAGAGGATATTTACTGCATAATACAAAACCAATAGATGCAATGACAGAAGAACAGGCCATTGAGTATCTCATAATGAAAGACATACCACAAAGAGTGTGGAGAGAATATCAAAAGGCCAATAAACCTCGCTTAGTCATTTGCAAAAAAGACCAGTTACCACAGACAAGAGAGTGGAGAAACGCCTGGAAGATTAACAATGATGTTTATGAAGATCAAAAAGTAGCATAAGGAGAAACCATGACAAAGACATACATTACAGACAAGGATGGTGTAACTGTAGACAGTTCAACAGTAACCAAACCATCTGACAGACACTTCAGAGGTGCTTGGGTTGTTGATGCTGATAAAAAAGTTATTTCAGAAGATATGACTGTCGCTAAGACTATTTTCAAAGATAAAATAAGAGAAGTAAGACAACCTCTTTTGGAAGCAGAAGATGTTGTTTACATGAAAGCATTAGAAGCATCTGACAGTTCTGCACAGTCAGCAAGTGTAACAAAAAAGACAAATTTAAGAAATGCACCAGCAGCCCAGGCAATAACTGATGCAGACACTATTGCTAAATTAAAAGCAGCTTGGGATACAAGTTTATTAGGAACAAGTCCTTACGCATAGAGGTTTAAATGAGTGATGAATATTTAGGTAAATCTGGTGAGCAAACCAGTTATGAGTCAGTTGTAAGACAGAATGAAAACCAAGTGGTTTCCAGTTTTACTATTGATGCAACTAATAATGGTATGTCTGCTGGTCCTGTTACTATTGAAACAACTGCTACTGTTACTGTTAATGGTTATTGGAGTATCGTATGACAAGTCAACTCAATGTAGATACCATTGTAGATAAAGCAGGTAGTGGTGGCACGAATGTTAAGGTTAAGGGTTCTAACTCTACTTATGTAGATGGTACAACTACGCAAAATTTAGTATTAGCTGTTTCTAAAGCATTTGCTAGATACCATATTTCAGATAACTCTTTAAACGCAACTTTAAATGTTGCTAGTGGAACAGACAATGGAACTGGTGATTATACTTTAACTTTTACAAATGCCTTTAGTGTTGCAAATGACATAACTACAGCACAAGGTGGAGTTACAAGCACAGGTGAATTAAGACAGCCACAAACAAGAACATTAGCTACTGGCTCAGTAAGAACTATGATTGTTTATGTAAATGGTGGAGTAGCTGACAATGATGGGACTACAAATGTATATTTTGGGAGTTTAGCATAATGGCTAGTGAACTTAAAGTAGATAAATTTACAGGTGTAACCACAGCAGGTTCTATACTTGTTACTGGTGAGGGAAACTCAACGACAACTAGCCTACAACAAGGGTTGGCGAAGCATTGGGTTAGATTAGATGGCTCTGGGACTGTATCCTTATTAGATAGTTTTAATGCTTCTGGTATAACAGATGGTGGTAATGGTGCTTACACTCCTGCTTTCACAAACAATATGAATAATGTTAATTATAGTGTTCAATTAACCTGCTCTGTAGACCACGGAGTAGATTTCTTTTTTGCTACAACAGGAGATGAAAGTGGTAGCTACACTCCTCCTGCCACAACTGGTTATGTAAGTAACAACTGTGGTTCTGGGGGTAGTCAGGCAGATAGTGATTTTGTAAATGGCACAGTACATGGAGACCTCGCATAATGGCTAGTATATTAAGAGTAAACACATTAACAGATGCAAGTAGTAATAATTCAGTTTCATTAGAAACTGTATCTAATGGTAGTGCAAAGGCTTGGGCAAAACTTAATGATGCAGGAACTGCTCAAGACAGTTTTAATATTTCTTCAACTACTGAGACATCAACAGCTTTATATACAATAACAATCAATAATGACATGAACAATGCAAATTATTCTTTAACTCTTGGAACACATTATGCTGAATTAATAGCAATTAATTCAGTCGCAACTGGGTCATACGCATTAAGAACTTTTGAAAGAGCAGATAGCTTGACTGCTAATGATCAAATAACGCATAGCACAGTACATGGAGACTTAGCATGAGTAAAGCAGCAGAATTAGCAAAGACTACACCTTATGCCTAAACCATCTGTTCAAGAAATAAAAGCACAAATGGACACTCATATTGCTCTTACAAATGAGCGTTGGGTAGAAACAATATTACGGATAAAACGCTTAGAGCATATACTCATAGGTACAGCAGGTACAACAATCATATTATTAATAGGTTTATTGGTTAGATAAAATGGATGTAGCCACTATTGGCCTAGCAATCACAGCAGCTTCAAAAGCATTTGGGGCAATCAAAGCTGGATTTGCAGCAGGTCGTGAAATTGAATCTATGGGTAAAGATTTAAGTCGCTGGATGGGTGCAGTTTCAGATGTTGATAATGCTCACAAGTCAGCACAAAATGTTTCACCTTTGAGAAAGTTATTTAAAGGTAAAGAAATAGAAGCCAGTGCAATAGAAGCGTTTACTGCAAAGAAAAAGTTAGAAGCACAAAGACAGGAACTCAAGTCATTTATTAATTTTCACTATGGGGCTAACTCCTGGAATGAGATTTTGCACATGGAAAAAGAAATAAGACTGCAAAGAAAGAAAGAGATTTACGAAAGACAAGAGATGATACGCAAGATATGGGAAGGTGTAGGCTGGTTTGTATTGTTCTGCACAATTGTGGGTTTTGTTTTTGTTCTTGCTTGGTTATATAAGGAAAGTAGATGAAACCTGCCTTTTTATTAGCTTGTTATTTAGCAGGCAACCCTGCTGGTAGTATGCACCTAGCCAATGTAAATAATTGTAAATATTTCAAGAATGTTTTAGCAAAGCAATCTGTAAGGATTGGTGAAGAAAATAAGACATATGATTGTTATTGCAAACTTGTAAAAGTAAATGAAGCCATGAGATTATATTGATTTCAATCATTACGAACATTGATGATTATGTTAAAGCATGGGTATCAAACAAACTTAATATCAGAGGTTTCGGACCATCTACAGCTATTGGTGTTCAAAAGGATAATCAACTGATAGCTGGTGTTGTGTACCATGATTATAGAGATGGGCAGATTGAATCCAGTATTGCATCATCCTCCGTGTGCTGGGCTACTCGGTCTGTCCTGTACTCTTTATTCGCCTACCCTTTTATACAGGTGGGGGCTAGAAGATTACTGGTCACTTGTGATGAAAGCAATGCCAAGGCCATGAAGATGAATAAGCAACTGGGTTTTACACCAGAAGGTATTTTAAGAAAATTATATGACCCCAATGATGCAATCGTCTGGGGTATGTTGAAAGATGAATGTAAATGGATAAAGGAAAGTAAATATGGGAAAATCGTCTCCAAGAACTCCACCAGTGCCTAATCCTAATGAGTTGATTAATGCTCAAGCGAATGCAAACAGAATTACACAGTTTACACCTTATGGTAACTTACTGTTTGGTTCTGTGGGTGACCAAGGTCAATTTGTGCAAGGTGAAGTTCCAGAAGGTGGTCAATCGGCTGCTTTTACACAGGAAACACCTTTTCAGACACAATTAAGAGCAGCACAGGAAGGTGTTGGTCTAGGTCTTGGAAATCTTGCTTTTGATAGACTAAGTGGTCGTACTGTCGTAGGTACAGATGGGTCTGGTAATCCAGTATTTGCAGATGATCCAGATTTTCAAAATCCTTTTAGGACTGCACCTTCTTTAGGTGGTGTAACACAGGCACAGAACATTGATCCTACAACTAATTTACCTGCTTTTCAAACCAATGTCGCAACTAACTTTGAGCAACCAACTGGCTTGTCAACTGAAGGTTTGACCAATCTTGTTTCTGATCCACAGACTTTTAGATCAAACATAGAACAGACATTGTTTAACAGACAACTTGGTTTGTTACAGCCTGAGTTTACAAGACAAAGAGATACTTTAGAGCAAAATTTGGCTGATAGAGGTATACCGATTACTTCAGATGCTTATAATGCAGCAGTCAATAGACTTGAAAGCAATCAAGGTGAACAGTTACAAAGATTATCACAACAGGCAACACTAGCAGCAGGACAGGAAGCTGATAGACTTGTCAATCAAGCAAGACAATCAAGAGCACAACAATTTGCTGAAAGAGCAGCAGCAGGTGAGTTTGGTTTAGGTGCTCAACAACAGGCATTCAACCAGGCAGCACAAAATGTTCAACTAGCAAACCTTGGTCGAAGTCAACAAATTCAAGATCAGTTACTCAGTAACCAGATAGCAAATCAACAAAGACAAAGAGAGATTGCAGAAAGAACTGCCTTAAGAGGTCAGCAATTTAATGAACTTGCAGCCTTACTTGGTGGTCCACAGATACAACAAGCAAGTTTCTTTGCACCTGGTTCTATTGATACTCAAGGTGCTTTTGGAGCACAACAACTTGCACAACAAAATGCTTTTAATCAAAGACTTGCAAATCAAAGAGCAAACTTAGGTGGTTTATTCGGCCTTGCTGGTTCACTTGGTTCTGCATACTTACTTTCATAAGGATAAATAATGGCAATTAGACCTTTTCCATCATTTAGGTTTCAACAACTCAATAGGGCTTATCAATCTGATCCTAGAAGAATATTAGGGCAACAACTCAACCAAGCAGGGGTTTCGGCAGCACCAGTTGCTACACCTTTGCAGGGTTTAGGTAGACTTGCTCAAGCCTTGGTTGGTGCAAAGTTACAAAGAGATGCTATTGATGCACAAGCAAAAAGAGAAGATGATTTTACTAATCAAATCACAAGTATGATACCAGAAAATACAAGTCCTGCATTAAGGTCTTTTGCAATAGCAAACCCAACTGCTTTCAGTAATGCTTTAGCATCAAATCTTCTACAACCAACAACAAGTTCAGAGGTGGTTAATTTAGGTGGTAATTTAAGAGGTGTCCAAACAACTCAAACTGGACCTTTTGGAAGAACATCAACTGCAATAAGTAATCTTACACAAATTAAACCACAAACACAAACGACAGCACAAAGAAACGCAGCAGCATTAGGATTAGTGCCAGGCACAGATGATTATAATAAATACATAAGACAAGCTACTGGCAAAAGTGGTACTAATATTAATGTAAATACTGGTAAAGCATTTACAAAAGAACAAGAAGAAGCAGGGAAAAAAAGAGTTGCAAGAATAGAAAAACTATACTTTACACCTGCTGAAAATTCTCAAGAAACTATTTCAAATATTAATCAAGCACTTGCTTTACTTGAAGCTAATCCAGATGTATCTCAACTTGGTGGAGAAACTTTACTAACATTCAGAGAAAATTTGGGTGCATTAGCAAATATTTTTGGTGTAGATCCTAAAAAAATAGGTATTGATACTGCAAAACTAAATGACCAGCAAGTATTTAGATCAATAATTAACAAACTTGTTTTAGATCAAACTCGTAAATTAAAAGGTGCATTATCAAACAAAGAACTTGATTTCTCTGGAAAAGCAACTGCACAAATCGGAACAACTGCTGAAGCTAACAAAGTCATATTAGCTTTTCAAAAGCAGGCTGCAATCAAATCAAAACTTGTTGCAGAACAAGTAGACATCTACTTCGATAAAACTGGTACTTATGGTGGTGCAACAATAGATGGCAAAAAATATACCTCTGTAACAGACTTTGTAAATCAGTATGTCAAGGATAATGAAATATTTGGAACAGCTATGATAAATGAATTTAACACTTTAGCTGAAGTAAAAGCATATAAAGACCTTAGAGGTAGAAACTTAACTGAAGCAGAAGATACAGCAATGATAGCTAGAATTAGAGAAATACAACAGGGGCGATAATGGCTAGTAAAGAGTTAGAAGATTTATTAAAAGATGTGAAAGAAACACCAGTTGAGCAAAATGTTGAATCACAAAATATAAGAACATTTGCACAAGGTTTGACTTTTGGTTTTGCTGATGAAATAGAAGCAGGGGTAAGGTCTGCTTTAGACTCAAATAAATCTTATGCTGAAATTCTAAATGATGTAAGAGGTAAAATTAAGGCTTTTCGTAAAAGCAATCCAGTGGCAGCTTTTGGAACTGAAATAGCAGGGTCAATACCTTCTATGATACTTGCACAGTTTATTCCTGGGGCAGGTCAGACTGCCACAGCAGCAAGAGGAGCACAACTTGCAAGGGCAGTAGGCATAGGTGCAAGAGGTCAAAAAATAGGTGGTTCAGCAGCAAGAGGTGCAGGTGCAAGTGCAGTATATGGGTTTGGGACAGGTGAAGGTGGTGCTGAGAATAGATTAAAATCAGCAGGTACTTCAGCAGCCATTGGGGCAGTAGTAAATCCTGCAATTCAAAGTATTGCTCCAAGAATAACTGAGGGTGCAAAAGAATTAATAAAAAAAGGTGTACCACTTACAGCAGGTCAAGCGACTAAAGGATCTGGTCTTATAGGTACAATGCTTGATAGAGCAGAACAGTCTGCTGCAGGAACTGTTTTTGGAATAGGTGATTCAATCAAAGGTGCTCTTCAGAGATCACAAACTGGATTTAATAGAGCAGTAGCAAATGATGCTTTGCAACCAATTGGAGTAAAAGTTCCTAAAAATCTAGAAGGCAGAGAGATTATTGCTTTTGGAGATAAGGTTTTTAAGACTAATTATAAAAAGGTTTTAGATAAAACAAAAATCAACAATATCAGTAATTTAACCAAAGAAATAAATACTATTGTTCAAGGAAGTTCTGCTGATTTAAAACCAAAGATTGCTGCCAAAGTGCAAGATATAGTTTTGAATAAAACATCAGATGGGAAACTCTCTGGCCAAGGTATTAAAGGTATTCAAGAAAAATTAAGAACAACGATTGATCGTTTTAAAACTGGTAGTCCAGATGACCGAGAAATAGCAGATGTTTTATCAAATGTTCGTTCTGTTTTTGTAAAAGAAATTATAGACCAAAACCCAGTACAAGGTAAAAAGTTGCTTGATCTAGACAAGGCTTATGGCAATTTTAGAGTGGTTGCTCAAGCATCTGTCAGAAGTAAAACAAAAGGTGGTTCGTTTACTCCAGGTGATATTTTACAAGAAAGTGCCAAAGGTAGAGGTAAAAGGTCTTTTGAAACTGGTACTGCAAGAATGCAGAGGATGGGTGAATTAGGTCAGAATATAATTGGCAGTACAGTTCCAGATAGTGGTACTGCATCAAGACTGATAACAGGTTCTCTTTTAACTGCAAATCCAGTTACACAGCTTGGAGGTTCTGCGTTTGGAAGTGCTCTTGACCCAGTATCATTAGGTATAGGATTATCACCTTTAGTTGGTGGTACATTAGCATATTCAAGACCAGGTAATGTTGTTTTTCGTAATTTAGTATCTGGTTCTGGAAGAGCCTTACAAAGTTCTGTACCAGTAACATCTCAGATGATTGCACAGAATTTAATAGATGGAACATGACCAAAAAACTACAGAAGTCATCACAATATGCCAAGTATGATCTTGATAATGATGGTGTAGTCAGTGATGAAGAATTTTCTCATATGAGTGAGATTAAAAGACTTGAACATGACCTCAGAAAACAAAGAGCACAACGCAGGATGGCTACTGCAAGTCTTATTGCTATGGGTAGTTTTACTGCTGCAATGTTTGTTGTTGATATTGAACGAGTACAGGCACTTTCTGATATCAGTAATCTTTTCTATATTTCTGGGGCTGGTATTGTGGGGGCTTATATGGGAGCAAGTGCGTTTATGAATAGGAACGGAAAATGAAAATGCTTACAAACAGGCAGAAAGAAGCCATGAAAAAACATAAAAAGCATCATACAAAAAAACACATGGATGAAATGACTAGACTTATGACCAGATCAAGAAATCCACTCACTTTCAAACAGGCTCATACAGCAACTATGAAAAAGCTAGGAAGATGATACAGGCATTAATAGGACCAGTTACAAGCCTTGTTGGTAAGTTTATAAAAGACAAAGATCAACAGGCAAGACTTAGTCACGACTTAGCCACACTTGCATCTAGACACGCACAAGAATTAGCAAAAGGTCAAATAGCAGCTAATGCAGAACAAGCCAAGCATCCAAGTATATTTGTGGCAGGTGCAAGACCAGCGATTATGTGGATATGTGCTCTAGGGTTATTAACTCAGTTTTTTATCATGCCTATTGCAGAGTGGATAACTGCGATATGGATGCCAGAAGTAACTTTGCCAAGTTTAAAGACAGGTGAACTTATGACATTAACTCTTTCATTACTAGGACTTGGTGGAATGAGAAGTTTTGAAAAGTCAAAAGGTGTAGCCAGGGAGAACATGAAAAAATGAGTAAAAAAACTAAAGCAGTACCAACCAATCCTAAACTTTATGCAAGAGTAAAAGCAGAGACAAAAAGAAAGTTTGATGTATATCCTTCAGCTTATGCAAATGCTTATCTTGTAAGAACCTATAAAAAAAGAGGTGGCAAGTATAGGACTGTAAAGGCTTAGATATGGCAAAGCCAAAAGGTGGGCTAACTAAATGGTTCAAGAAAGAAAAATGGGTTGACATATCTGCACCTAAAAAGGGTGGTGGTTATGAGAAATGTGGTCGGAAAAAAGCAAAGGGCAGCAAAAGAGGTTATCCTAAATGTGTGCCTTCAGCTAAAGCAAAGTCCATGACCAAGGCCCAAATCAAATCAGCAGTTGCAAGAAAAAGAGCCAATCCAAAAGCCAAAGTAAAAACAATTCTTAAAAGAAAGAGGAAGTAATGCCATTCAGTAAATATTCAAAAAAGCAAAAAGCATTAGCCAGAGTAGCAAAGCCTAGAACAAAGATCACAGGTGCTGATTTTAAGAAACTTAGAAACAGTACAACTGCAAAAAAGGTTATGAAGAAAAAACGCAGAATGTCTGCGTGACACAAGATTTATTCAGACATCTTAGACTACATACAGCACATTTACAGGAGGTTGATATGCAACTTACCGAGAACTTCACACTAGCTGAATTAACCAAATCACAGACAGCAGAAAGAAAAGGCATTCCAAACAAGCCTACAAAACTGCAAGAGCAATCCCTAAAACTTATAGCTGAAAAGATACTTCAGCCAGTAAGAGACAATTATGGAATACCTTTTACACCAAACTCAACCTTTAGATCAGTAGAGTTAAGCCTGGCTATCGGTAGTTCAAAAAGATCACAGCATGGTTGTCGAGTTGTTGGAGATGCAGCTACTGACATTGAAGTACCAGGTATATCAAACATGGAACTTGCTGAATGGATTAGTAAAAACCTTGATTTTGACCAGTTGATTTTAGAATGCTTTACAGGTGGAAATACTGGTTGGGTTCATGTTTCAATAGCTGATGAACCTAGAAGACAAGTTATGACTTATGATAAGACCAATGGATACAGACAAGGATTGATTGATGGTAGCTAAAAAATATCAAAATCCTAAAGGTGGCCTTAATGAAGCTGGTCGTAAGTTTTTTAAAAGAACAACTGGAGCAAACCTTAAAAGACCTATTAAGTCTGGAGACAATCCAAGGAGAGGACAGTTTCTTGTGAGGATGGGAAGTGCAAGAGGGCCAGACTATGAT